TACGGTCGTCTATCGCCCCCATAGACCAGATGTGAGGGATGCCTCGCCCCCTTATCCCCAGCGGCCTTGGGATGATTACCTGAAGACAGGTAAGCTCAATAACCAGGCCATGAGGGATATTTATGACCACCAAGAGGAAATAGAATGGACAAGGAGCCCGATCAGGTAGATGAAATCCTATTCTTTGACACCGAAATCACCGAAAACGTCGAAGCCGTCGGAGGGTGGGAAGCGGCCAAAGCCGGCCGGGCCGGTCTATCAGCAGCCGTTGTCCTGGCTGAGCCCTCCTCCCGAGTCAGGCTATACGATCTCCATACCATTGGCTCCCTTTGGTCATCGTTAAATGAAGCTAGTCACGTTGTGTCGTTCAACGGTAAGGGATTCGACTTCCCATTGGTATCAGCCTTGGGTGGACGACTATTGGCCCCAAGCCACCACTTGGATCTTCTTGAACTCATTGTTGACGCGGCCGATACGCGGAAAGGATGGTCACTTGACGCCACATGCCAACGAACCATTGGACGAGGGAAGCTAGATGGCATGACTGGTGCCTTAGCGCCTGTCCTCGCGAGGCAAGGCCGCTTTGGAGAGCTATTCGACTATTGTTTGGCGGATGTCTATTTGACTAGGGATTTATTCGAACATATCCGTGAGATGGGTTATGTGGTTGCCCCTAACGGAGATCCCATGCCCCTTAAGGTCCCAGAAGTATTCCAGCGATGAATGATCCATACATTGAAAACTTCAAGAGAGCATGGCCTGTGATACAAGCGGTTAATAATAACTTAAATCGTCACGTTTGGAACCTGGGTTATGTGCCTTCACATGTGACTATTAAAGACTTAATTACTGGCGAAGACAGTTCTCCGAAAGAAGAAGGTTCCTGAGGTATTCCATGGATAAGCGGTCCATGAACCTAATGGCAAGTTTTGGGGCGCGCATCCCCGCGGGATCTAAAGTCCTTGATGTTGGCTCACGGATAGCTGACGGCCAAACGGACACCTTTCGGAGTTTGTTTGCACATTGCAAGTATACTGGCGCAGACATCCAGGAAGGACCAAATGTCGATGTAGTCCTAGATGACCCTTGGGCGTGGGATCTCCCCCACGAGTCCTACGATGTAGTGATCTCAGGTAATACCTTGGAGCATGTAGCTTATCCATGGGTGACGATGCAACAGATCAAACAGGTACTTAAGCCTGATGGGTGGGTGTGTATCATCGTACCCCATAGATGGCCTATCCACCAACACCCGATCGACTGTTGGCGCTTCCTCCCAGATGGAATGGCCGCCTTAGGCGAATGGGTAGGCTTAAACCTACTCCAAGATCCTGAGATATATGAAGTCAACCAAGATGAAGCCCATATCATGGCAATATACCAAAGGACCGTATGACTGAGCAAGCCTTTGTAACTGAGCATACCGCCACCCCTCCTGTAGATGGCATTGCCGTCCAACTTGGCGCTGGTAGGTTTGCCCGGCCTGATTGGATTACCGTAGACATCTACCCACATCCAGGCATCACCCACGTTGCAGACCTGAATGAACGGTGGCCATTCGAGGATGATTCAGTAGATTTCATTGATGCTTCCCACATCCTTGAGCACTTGCGCTCGCCCATCCACTCCATGAACGAGGCGTGGCGCGTCCTCAAGATGGGCGGGGTCATCGACATTGTGGTGCCGTCCACCGATGGGCGGGGGGCCTTCCAAGACCCAACGCATGTGTCCTTCTGGAATAAGAACAGCTTCCTATATTACGCTGTAAACACCCCCGACCATCGGCTCCTTTATCCTGACATCAAGTGTTCCTTCTATATCCGCCTCGGCGACACCGCCAAGAGCCCTGACGGGAATATCTTCACGAGGGCGGTGTGTATGAAGGTGCCCCTTGACGCCACCTCTGACGAAGTGGTTTGAAGATAACCTTGCTGACTTCCTTTCCCAAGAGGAGTTTATAAACGCCGACTTAGAAGATCCTCCGTTTATGTGGTACGCCATTGAGTTTATGTGTCCAGAGTGTGATCTTCAATGGCCCGTTATGATGCCCGAGGATTCTGTTGACTTTCCTCGATGCCCAATGTGCGGTCAAGAGACCGCCATCTATATAGAGCACGAATGACTCCTGATGTACGCGACCTGGTTATGTCCAGGTTCAATCACTCAAAGAACGTCTACACCTCCATGTTTATGCGCACCGCGCGGTGGTATAACCTATACCGCGGGTGGCATTCAGGCGCGCATCAAGCCTTCCGCAATGATGTATCCATCCCGCTCCTCTTTTCCACTGTGTGGACGGACGTAGCGCGGAAGATCAACATATCCTTCGGCGTGTGGCCATACGTGTCCATGTTCGGGTATGGCCCAGAGGATACTGCCATCGCGCGGAAGAACGAGCTATTACTAAGTGCTCAGATGCGCGACATCCATATCCTCTCGAAGGCCGCAGATATGTTCCTCTGCGCAGACCTATATGGCACGGCCATCTGCCAAACAGGTTGGCTCCACAAAGAAGAGTTCCTCAAGAAGAGAGCCCCCATTGAGGGTGCTTCCCTGATGGGTAAGCGTGAGAAGACCATCACGGAGAAAGTGACCCAATTCGATGGGCCTAACTTCGAGGTGGTCGATATGATCGACTTCTTCCCCCAGCCAAATGTCCGTACCATCGAGGAGATGGATTGGGTCATCCGGCGATATTACCTCGATATGGATGAGCTTGACTTCATGTCGAAGCCCATCTCGGAGGGTGGGCCAGAGGTGTTCGACCGTAATGCCTTCCTCCGCCTCAAGGAAAAGGGCCTGCGCGTCGAGGTGGACCGCGAGATGGACGCCCGACGTGGGATGCTCCGGGGACCCTTCGCCGAGCCTGAGGCGAAGAAGATGGAAAAGTACGCCAAGCCCGTAGAGTTGCTGGAAATGTGGGGGACCATCCCCTCCGAGTTCCTGACCGATGGGATGGCCACCCAACGTGTCATCACCATAGCCGGCCGCACGGAGGTCCTGAGGAATGCACCCAACCCCTTCTGGCATGGAAAGAAGCCCTTCATCGCCTATTCCCCGCTCAAGGACCCTCACTTCTTCCATGGCATTGGCAAGATGGAAATTGGAGAGAAGCTCCAACTCACTATTAACAGGATCGCGAATCAGAAACTCGATGCTCTCGACATTTTTATTGATCCCGTATTTGCTTACGATCGTTCAAAGGGGGTCGAAACCAGAAACCTCTACATGAGGTCTGGGAAGCTCGTGGGTGTAGATGGAAACCCCGCCGAGGCCCTCATGCCCATTGTGCCGGATCTTCGGCAGATCCAGCAAGCCTATGGGGAGATCGAGCAGCTTAAGCGCTTCCTTGAGCAAGGCACCGGCCTGACCGAGGGCTTACAGACGGAGGGCGGTGGGTCGTCAAGGACAACCGCAAGGGAGTTCCTAGCCCGCCAGGAGAATGTCTCCGTCAGGCTCCTCCTTGAGAGCCGGTTTGCAGAGGAGGGCTTCATTGAGCCCCTCGCGGATACCTTCAGATCACTGAACCAACAATTCCTTGAGACCCCGCGGGAACTCAAGATCCTGGGCATTAACGCGCTCATCAATCCCATCACCGGCGAGCAAATCCCTCCCGAGGTCATCCCGATCACCTTGGAGGACATCAACAAAGACTATGATGTGGTGGCTCGCGGCGCTACGCAAACCCTAGGGAAAGCCGCGCGGCAGCAGAACTCCGTGCTGCTCCTCCAAGCGCTCCAAGCCAACCCAATGGCCATGCAGCTTGTCAACTGGCAAGCCTTCATCCGCGACCTATTTCAGACCTTCGAGATGGATAACGTGGATGAGTTACTCCAACCCACGCCCGCCCAACAGATGGCCTTGCAGCAAATCCAGGGCGGGCAGTTGCCCATGGGTGCCCCTCCCCCGAGTGGTGCACCAGGCTTCCCCCAGCCGGGCGTAGGTGGTCTCCCCATAGACCCCATGCAACTCCTAGCTATGGGCGGCGAGGCCCAGCAAGGTAGCTTAGAAGGGACGTTATCAGGATCATGAATCAGGAAGACCGCATTAGATACCTCCAAAGTTTTGTAGCTTCGCCAGGTTGGACGGAGATTGTACTCCCAGCATACCAAGCGAAGCTCGTGGCTGAGATGGAAGCCATTGCGGCTTCCTCTCTCAATGAGGACTTTCGAGCAGGGGTCCTTGAGACGGTTCTTTGGGCGATTGGCTTGCCAACCTCTCGAGAACGAGAGCGCAACCGACGCCGTGGGCGAATTGCAGCCCTAAAGGAACTTCTCAAGTGGCCACAATCCGAACTAGAGCAAGATGTGCTTGACAAAGAACGTGAACTGGTGTATAGTAGTATAGCCAATGAGCGTCAGCTCAGGCACTATGCAGAGTTCGGTTATAAGTCTCCTTATGCCCCCCCGACGGACAACCCGTCCTAATATAGGTTAAACAATATAACGATGGACAACCCCTCGCAAACTAACCAGGAACGGCTTTGGGCCGGTAAGTCTGCCAACCCGGAAGCCTTGGAAAAGGGTTACAACGAACAGGCCCGCGAAACCCAGCGGATCATTGCGGAGAGGACCTCGCTCAATGAGCGCATCCGGCTTCTCCAAGCCACCAATGAACAGCTTCGAGTGACAGGTTTGTCTAACCTCGAAGATACTGGGGATCCCCAAGCGGGCATGGATGTCGATAACCAGCGAACCTTCATTGCAGAAGAGCTTCAGCGGATTCTCCATCCGCTCTTGACCTCTGCTGAAGCTGTTGGTTACTTCGGGGAGGATCAGGCGAAGATTTCGACCTACCTCCGTGATAACCCTGAAGCCCAGGCAACCTTCCAGCGCATGGCATCTGTTGATCCTCAGGGCGCTGCGGATCTTATCTCCCGTCGCTATAGGGATTATGAAGCTGCAACCGTTGAAGCTCATGCTTCAACGACAGACACCGCAACTCGGCGCGAACGCGCAGAGACGCGGCCGGCGGCCGAGGTTCCTGCTGGACGGGGAGTGAGCCGCTCGACTCCTGACAATACCAACCAACACGCCGAACGACTGGAAAGTCTGGCGAAGGCAGCTAGGGAAGGCGATTGGAACGCAAAGAATGCGTATGCTCGGGAGCGTCTCTTCGGCCCTGAAGGGAAGATTGAGATGTGGGCTCCTGGCGAACCGCCGCCTGCCTCTATGCTGAAGGGTAATAACTAAGAAATGGCTGCTGCTGGATATGGCGTCTATTTCGGTGGGGGGTTCTCGATTACCGGGAACCAGGGTCCCAACCGAGAAGACCTCCTAGACATCATCTATAACATCGACCCATCGGACACTCCGCTGTTCGTCCGGTCTCCGAAGACCGTGGCGAAGCATGTGTTCCACGAGTGGTTGCAGGATGCTCTTCAGGCCACGTCGTCGGCGTATTACGCTGATGAAGGTGCTGATTATAGCTTCTCGACCGCTTCTCAAACCTCACGGACTCGCGTGGGCAACTGGACTATGATTTTCCGCAAGGACATCAACTCCAGCCAGACCCAACGTGCGGTTGACCCGGCTGGCGTTCAGGACGAGTATGCCTACCAGGTGATGAAGGGCCTTAAGGAGCTTGCTCGCTCCATTGAGGCTTCTTCATTCATTGTGGCTGCGGCGACTGCAACTGCCTCCACTGGGCCGCGTGTGATGAAGGATCTTGCGACTTTCATCACCACCAATACCGCCTCGGTGGTTAATGGTGCCTCTGCTTCGACGGTTTCGGAGACTATCTTCAATGATATGCTCCAGAACATCTTCGATGATGGAGGTAA